ACTTCCGGCTGCAGGAGTTTTCCGGGCCTTCCCTGTGTGTCTTTGTACCGCCCATCTTTTTTCGCGGCCTGCATACATACTGCCGAGCAGTACACCCGATGCCGCACCGTTGCTGTAAATGCCGACCCGCACCAGCGGCAGTATTTTGTCGGCCCGCCTATTATTGCCATGTGCGCCTCCTTACCACTGCCAGTCGATCATTCCGACTGGCCAGACCTGCATGCCGGTATCTCTCCATTTGCCGTGCTTTTTTACCTGATAACGCCTGTGGTTGGCGTTATATCTTTCTTTTTTTGTTCTTCGGCCCGCAGGGTAGATGTAATGCACAGAGCCGTCACGGTTAAAGTCGATATACCTGGTTGAGCGGTCGCGGCTGGTCTTGCGAGTGACCATCGCACCGTCTGCTCCGAAATAGTACAGCTTGTTACCCCTGACTCTGTATCCGTTTGTCAGCAGTTCGTGAGCCTCATACATCCGGCTCTTGCTGTAATGGGAGTAGTATGTTTTGCCGTTGACGACAAAATATCCGGTATGGGATGAAAAGATCCTGCCTTCTGCGTCTTCCGACATCAGGCCTGTCGACGCTTCCGTGACCATTGCAAACATAAGCACTGTGAGGAGCAGGCCTGTAAATACCCCGATAGCGATTTCTCTTAATAAGTTATTCATCGTATCCCTCCGTATCTTCCTCAGCTTCCGGCTCACTCAGGCCGAAATCGACATGTGTATTGACGGCGTATGCGATAGCCTGCAAGTCGTCAATGGCTTCGTCGAGCAAGCTGGAATACATACTGATTACATCTTCGACCGCGCGCTTGAATGCAATATCATTGGATCTCTTTGATTCCGCCTGCATGATGGAAATGACATTGACCATCTTCGAAGCGTTCTGCAGTGTCTCGAAAAGCCGGTTGTCTCCGATGATGCCCTCGATCTTTTCGAGTGCCTGATAGAGTTCCTGTTGTGATTTCATTATGTTTTCTCCTTTGCCATCTTCATCAGGTCATCTGGGGATAATCCTCTGATCTTTACCCCATACCGCCGGGAAAGTATCACGGCGATAGCATTTTTAATTCGTTCTTCTGTTGTCATGTGTTTGCCTCTGCGTATGTCCAAAAGAATCCAAAAGCATTGTTGACTTTCCCGCGGGCGCACCTGTTTATCAGTGAGTTTTTTGAAACATCGCCGTACATTTTCCTTGCCGCTTCAGAAGAACTTTTAAACGTTGCAATGATGCGTGTGTGGTCTTTTGGGTCTCTTGCCTGCACTGGTCTCGACCTCTTTTCAACAGCCTTCATGCATCCTTTGAAATTGTTCTCCTTGCGCAATTCAATGTCGATGTTCTCCATCTGTTCTTTAGGCGTTGCCCATCTCAGATTTTCCACACGGTTGTCCGTTTTGATCCGGTTGATATGGTCAACTGTTTCCTTGTTCTGCGGATTGTCGATGTATGCCATAGCTACGAGACGATGTATTCCTGTTTTTACGCGTCCCTTTGGCCCACAAAGCGTAATCATGAGATAGCCGCCATGGCATAATGTAGGGCGTAAAAACCGCCCTCTTTTGTGGCTGTACACTTTTCCTGTCTTACTGACAGAGTACAGTCCTTCGTATCCTGGAACTGGCCTCATTCACTTCCTCCCGTTTTATTCCGTAACGGTTAAACCGTTATCTTTGGGCATAAAAAAACGTATCTCATTGTAGCTGAGTCCATATGCCGCTTCGATTGCCGGAATCTGATCAATTCTTGGCACGGTAAGTCCTCGCTCCCAATTAGACACTACATCCTCACTGACGCCCAGTTTCTGGGCCGCTTCCTTCTGTGTAAGTCCTGCGTTCACTCTTGCCGCCTTGATAGTGATTGCCATGTTCGCCCTCCTTTCTTCTTTATTCCTGCTCGTTTCATGTGCAACAGCACGCTTATATCTTATAACGGTTAAACCGTTTTGTCAACGGGTAAACCGTAAAATATATTTACAATCCGTATACTGTGCGGTAAAATCACACTAAAAGGAGGTGAGGGAAATGTCAGCGCTTGGAAATAAAAAGATTATGAGCAGGAACATACAGTACTATGTTCTTCGGTCTGGAAAAGAGCGGAATGAAATTTGCAAAGATTTGAACGTTTCTTATTCTACTTTTACAGACTGGTATAACGGGAATACATACCCTCGCATTGACCGCATAGAACAGATGGCGGATTATTTCGGATGCACTAAAGCGGATTTAGTGGAAGATCGCGATCATGAGAATCACGAAGAGTTTTATTCCGACGCCACCGTGCAGAGGATAGCGGACAGCTTGAAAGAACATGCAGGCTTTCGTGTATTATTCGATGCCGCCGCTGACATTTCTCCAGAAGATATACCGTTTGCCGCTGAATTTTTAAAACGCATAAAAAGAGATGGAGATGATTAGAACGGAAGACATAACCATAAGACTTGCCAACCTTCCGCCGAAAATCAAGGCGTATACAGTTTATACAGACGATCATTACACCATTGTAATTAATGATTCACTTTCAATGCCGGGACGTTTAAAAGCATACCGGCATGAACTTTATCATATAGAACATGATGATTTTTGCAGTGAGAAGCGGGCCGGAGTCATTGAAATAAGAGCGCACTCCAATTCTTAACCATAGGAGCAAAATTATGAAAGCAGCACTCTATTTGCGAGTATCATCAGATAAGCAGGCCAAAGAAGGCGACTCCATCCCCGCCCAGCGCGAAGCGCTCCGGCAGTATGCGCAATCCCATCACATACAGATTTACGGCGAGTATATTGATGACGGTGTCTCTGGCACTCGTGCAGACCGTGACGAACTCTCACGGCTTCTTTCCGACGTTGAGGCAGGCAGGATAGACATTATCCTCATCACCAAACTTGACCGCCTCTATCGCAGTCTCAAGCACTACCTCAACATGATGGACAGGCTCGACAGGCATAATGTTGGCTGGCTCGCTATCTGGGAGAATTACGACACTACCACGCCGCAAGGTCGCCTCATTGTCTCCCAGATGATGAGCATAGCGCAATTTGAAGCGGAAAACACCGGCCAGAGAGTGCGGGCCGTACTCGACTACAAGATAAGCCATGGCGAAGTAGCGTCTGGGTCCGTGCCGTTCGGCTATGTGATCCGTGACAAGCGGCTCGTCCCTGGCCCGCATGCCGATGATGCGCGGGAGATTTTTAAACACTACGCTATGTACGGAAATCTGCATAAAACAGCAAGGCTTTCCGCGGGGCTCGGCGGGCCTGTGAGCACCAACGGTATAAAGAATATGTTGCGGAATGAGAAGTATGTAGGCATGGCGCGTGACAATCCGCAATTCTGCGAGGCAATCATAGATAAGTCACTGTTTGACGATGTTCAGCGAAAGCTGTCAATGAATGTTAAAATCTCGCAAAAGCATACTTATATCTTTTCCGGTCTGGTCAAGTGCGCGGAGTGCGGCGCGAGCATGGGAGTTAATCGCCGGAAGCGCAAACGCGGGAACTGCATTACCATTGAAATTGGATACAGATGCCCCGTCTACTATCAGCGCGGGAACAGAAGATGCAGTAACGCGAAGGTGCTCAATGAGAACGTCTTAGAGCGTCATCTGCTCGCCGTACTGCGTCCCGAACTGGAAAAGCATATAAGTAGCTATGAGATTCATGAAAAGTCTCACAGGGACGCAGAGCGAGCCAAAAAGGCTATTGAGGGTAAGTTGTCGAGGTTGAAAGATTTGTATGTAGACGGGCTGATTGATATGGCAGAATACCGCGCCGATCGCGAGCGTCTGGAGTCTGAGTTATCAGTCGTAGCCGACACCCCGCAGAAGGATTTGACGGAATTAAAGCATCTGCTAACGCTCCCGATTCAGGAAATTTACGAGACATTTTCCCGTGAGGAAAAACGCTTTTTCTGGCGGTCGATTGTGAAAGAAATTCGTTATGGAGTCGATAAACGTATAGATATTATTTTTGTCTGATTTGCCCCGTGGTAAATGACAGTATCCGTCGTGATAATGACGTTTATCACAGGGCAAGACGGGATTCATATCTACGCGGAAAATCTGATGCTCGTGTCATATTTCGTGACATATTGTGTCATAAAATCAAAAACAGCCCACGGCAGCTTTTACACTGTCGAGGGCTCATATTTTGCACCGGACATGTCCGTTGGTGCTCATTTAAACAGTGCGCCGTGCTTCTTTTCGTAGGCTTTGAGTTCCTTCATATACTCCGAGATGTGGAGCTTGTTGAGCCGTTCCGCTTCTGCCTGCGCTCCCTTGTACCGTGCGCCGAGTGCTTTTCGGCGGGCATCGCTTGAGCCGTACTTGTCCGCCCAGATTTCAAGACCGAGTTCTGTGTCTGTTTTTGTTGGTGCTGTTACTTCCACATTTTTCACCTCCGTTGCTGTGTAGCCATCATCCTTATTTGGCTTGCTGATCGTGCCGTCTTCCTCAATAACAAACGCGATCTCCTCATTGATGCATTGCAGGATACCGTTCCAGGGATAATTATAATACATCCGCAGATGGGATTCTCCCCTGCCGTACGTCTCATCATACTCGCCGTGTTGTTTCTGGTCTCCTGTCTTGCCGCCGAGTGCTGTGCCCTTTTCATTGATAGAAAACTCCATCAAAATATCCGGCTCTGCTGACAGGCACATCGCAGTGTGGCTTGCCTCGTTGAGATAGGTATCGCCCATCTGAGCGATAAAATTCATACTGCGCCATGCGAAGTTTCCAGTGCCGACCATGCACTTTTTCATGTTGCCGGTATAGGTGGCCCCGCCGCAACTGATCCCGGCCGCCTCATAAGCGGAAATCACAGCGCTTGAGCAGTCACGGTCTCCACTCTTGATTGTGTACTTGACACCGTAAATATCAATAGTTTCCGTCCCTGTACCCTGTCTGCCCTTCATGTCCTGGGTGTAGCCGTGTTTGTCATGGGTGCACAGGTGGCGCATGATCAGAGCGGCGACTTCTTTTTTGGTTACTACTCGCCTGTGGGGTTTGACTTCTACCGGTTCAGATTCACCGAATGGAACATACCATTCCGATACATCAACATAACCACGGATGCCGGACATGATCGCTTTACTGGTATACTGCCATCCGTCCATGCTGATTGTCGGCTTGTATGCGCTCTCTGGCTTTCCGGTATTGTTGCCGTATGCTGCAATCCATCTCCGGCCAGATTTGACATGCTTTTCAAACGCCCACTGCCAAGAATAGACACCGGCCTTGTCACCGAATGCCTCTTTCCAGAGGTCGGCGGCCATTCTCCAGATGCCGGTTGTGCTTCTTTCCTCGAGATCAAGATAATAAAATACAGGATTGAAACCTTTGCACATGCGCTTTACGTGCGCAATCTCTGAACGGATTTGTGAAGCGTTTTTGGCATAGCTGTAAATATAAACAGCAAACGGGATACCGAGCCGCCTGCACTCGCTCATGTTGTAGGTGGCATATATATCATCCTGAGATTTGATATCGTCTCCGTATCCGATCCGGATGATTGCACCGGGGATTTTGCCGACAAGTTTTTCCCAATTGATCTTGCCTTGATGCTCCGAAACGTCAGGAATCCATACCTTCATCTGTAATCTCCTCATGTGTAAAGAAATTAAGTTCTTTGACTGCCGCCTGAATGAGCGAATCAATCTCGCCATCTGTCAGCGCAACGCCGAGACGGTTTGCGGTCATGCTGATCAGTCTGTGTGCGTATTTCCTGCGCTCCTCGCCGGTCGGGTCTGTCTTTTTCATAAGCTGTTCCGCAGCATATACAGCGGTCTCTGCGGTCTGCCTGATCTGTGCGAACTTTTCATTTTCTGCCTTTACATCAAGCCAGTGCTTAAAAGCAGGGATGCAGATGCCGGTCATAACAGCGATAGCAAGCCGGATGATAAGAGTGATGATTTCGACTTTCATTGGATATTCCTCCGTCAGATAAATCTGTTTGCGTTCTTAACTTCTTGATAGGTTTCCCGAATGTGGGTGATAGCTGATGTGGCCTTGTCGTTTTCGTACTCATCGTGCTCACGGCAGTAGTGACGGTAGAATTTGATATCAGCAAGCACCTGATTGTATGACTCTTCTGAGTGGTCAACCTTCCTGCGCAGTTCATCGTCAAACGCAAGGATGTTGCGCCTTGCCTCATCTGCGTTTTCCTTGTCCATCCTGCCTTCGATGCCGGTGATCTTGTCAGCAAGGTCTTTGATTGCCTTGAGGATTTCGCTGTTCTTGTCCTTTTTGGCGTCACTGCGCCGGATGAGGAATTCAATAAACCCGACAAGCCCTCCGGAAATAAGTGCGACTGCCACCGTCTGTAAAACATCCATATCTATCACCCTTTCGATGTTTGGACGGATATCACGCCGCCCTGAATCCGGAAATATATATCTCCGTATGTATAGTTATCATAGAATTTAGCACCGACTGTATTAAGGCGTTTTCTGGTCGCTTCTCGTCCTGACCTGTCAGGTCTGTGATGGTAGTTGGAAAATGCGTATTTCGGGCGCACAGCCTTGCAGATAGCCTCATTGCATGCGTTTGCATCTCCGTGCCACTGCGCTTTGAAAATGTCCGCCTTGAGGCTTCTGACGGCTTTAATGAGGAGATTGTTGCCCTCATTCTGCAAGTCTCCGGCAGTGTGGTAGATGATCCCGCCTAAATCGAAGCGCAAGACCATGCTCTCGTTGTTGACGAAGTGATGATCCTCGTGCTCTTTGAGTTTGTTCGCCGGAGCGATAAAAACGCATTTGCACTTGATGCCGCCAACAGAAAACCCTGTTCCTGCTTTGAGATATGTGGAAGGTGCTTTCTTTGCCTGCCTTTTTATGGCTGATGCGTAGGCACTCTGGTAACGGGCCAATTCCGTGACATCCGGCACATAAATATGTGATACGGGGAAAACTTTAAGCAATGCGGTGAGTCCACCGTAATGGTCTCCGTGCGCGTGGGATATTACAACTGCATCAATCTTTTTTACTCCGTGCGCTTTGAGTTTCCGGATAATCACCGATGCCGCCCCTGCTTGTGCACAGTCGATCAGAATGCAGTGCGCAACACTTCCATCGTCGGCATATTCCAGGATTGCAGTGCAATCGCCGTAGAGACTTTCGTTATCTTCGAAAAAGTTGATAGCCCACACGCAAAACTTACCGCCCTTTGACGGCTTCGGTGTGATGATTTCCGTGACTCTTACCTGTACTGCATCGTAGTCATAGCCGAGAGATTCCAGCGCACGCCTGCGTGTCTCATCGTTGGAAAAATCCCCTGCAATCACCCAGTGTGCGACTTTATCAATCGACTGCCCCGGTGTCCTGAGATAATCACGGATAGATGTATACAGGATGTAGCCGTACTTGCCATGTACACGGCAGTAGCACCACACTCGCCCTGTGCTTGAGTCCGTGATCTGGTCGCACACCTCTATCTTTGTCAGCCCTGAAACCGGTGAAAAGCTGCATGGCTTAGCAGTGACTTTAGGTTGCAGGCGTGCAGTGACCTTCTGGCCGTTCTTGAGCAGTCCCCACTTGTACGGCTTTTTGTTAGGCGTGCTTGTGCCCGATATTTCGTAGTTTGCCATTAATCGCCTCTCAGTTCTTTGTGCCATGAAATATATATTCCCTGCCACCTGTGCGCTTTGTAGTACAGCTGTGCATGTACCGCCTGTGCTTTGGTTTTCGGGTACTCAATCCCCCTGATATAGATACCCTTTTTCCTGCACCAGTCCAGATACTCCGTGTAATATTTTGTATCCTCTGCCGACTGCTTTTTCCCGTCCTGATATAAGACACCTTCCTGATTGACGGTCTTGATAACGCCGGGATGTGCTCTGACAAACTTCTTGACAAAAACATCCCCGCCGTTAGGCATTACAATCAAGCCGAGTGCATTAATCTTCAGAATCATATTCGACAGTGCCGTATACACCGCCTGCGCAGTTGAGAGATTCCGGCTGTACTGCTTGCTGATTTGCTTTTCTGCAATCTCGTAATAAATGTCGGTGTTATCCAGATACAGCCCGATTGCTCCACATGCCTTTATCTGCTTTGCAAGGCTGATGCAGTGGTCTTGCCATTCTTTGGCAGTCGGGTCAATCCAATACTCGCCGCTCCACCCGTCATATTTGGCAAGCCGCAGATGTTTAAGTTTCTCGTAGTAGGGACGTTCTTTTTCAAGTGCCCCCACATTGAGATATCCGTACACCCACACGCCACGCCTGACGGCAGTCCTCACAAGGCTTTCACGCCCCTCTGTATCCACAACAGCAAGGTCATTCCGCTTGCTCGCAGAAAGCGTTGCAGGGACGCGAGAAGCCTCAAAACAATAGCGCAGGCTCATTCGCTAACCACCACCTCTTCCGGCTCGGAATCAGGCTCCGGTGCATCATGCAAGAAAACCTCATGCCGGAGCTCGAAGCCTTCCTTTGTTAGCATGGTCACGCTGTCGGTGAGATGTGTGGTATCTACTGCCTGTCCTGCCTGACGGAAAAATTCCTTGAGTGCACCGGCTTCCTGCTCATACGCTTTGACGCTGTTGCCGAAACTGCCGTCAACACGGTTTGTAATACGTACTACAAAAAAGTTATACATAGCTTATCTCCTTACTGATTAATTTCGTTCAACGCCTGTGCGAGTGATACCTTTGTGGCATTTGTCCCAACGATAACACTTGTCTCTGATGCAATATTTGCTGTTGCTCGATACAGATTGTTGCCTACCATAAAATACTGTCCGCTTACGATATTTGCATCTGCCACCATGTCGGTATCGGATTCTGTAAGTCGTTTGATATACAGGGTAGTGTTGGCTCTGTACTCAACCTCTATATCCCCTGTATCTGCCCAGATGTTGTTTGTGCCGAGCAGGGTTTTGATCTCTGTTGGTGTTAGGGGATAGTGGATGGGTTCTGCAAGTTCGTAGCAGAGTTGGACGCCAGACATTGCGGTTCTGAAAGTGGCGGCATCAGTTATGCTGTTATTTCTCGCTTGAATTAGATTAACGCTATAAAACGACACAGAGTAATCAGCAGTATTTGCATAAACAGCATTTGGAGTAGCAACCTTGAGTGAAGAACACATCCAATTCGGAATAGTTCCACCACCGAATGTTTTTAATGCATCTGGTACGGTTGCTGTGAATCTTTGATTTCCGTTCCACGTCAGCGTCCCCAAATCCACCATTGCCCTATCCACCACCAGTTCTCCACCAGTCACATCCACATAGGCGCCGTAGACGGTGCCTGCTTCTGTAGGAAAGGTGATGTGGTAGGTGGTAGGGTTAGATGTGTCAGCGCCGCTGTGCTTAACATCACACCCTGTCCATCCTGTGATGGGGCAGATGTTGGAATAGGGAGTCCATGAGATGGGAGCGGTGGAACCTTTAACAATTGCTATAAAGCGACTTCCAGAAATCGGAGAACCTGCCACTGCTTGAATGTATGCCTGTCGAACAATGAAAGGCTCATCTGCCGTCCACGTTCCAACTTGCCTGTTCGCATACCAAGAACCATCCGCTTTATATGTGGAAAAAATTGCGCCAACAGATGTATATGTCCCTGCTGGCATAACGATTGCGTCTTTCGTTAGGATGTTGTTTGTAGTAATGTTTCCGTTCTCTGTCGGTGTTCCCGATAGAGTTATGTTATATCCATCTGCCGTGGAAAGTACCGCACCGCCGTAATAAGTCCCTGCTGTAAATCTCAAGTTGGGGTCAAGGATATTAACCCCGCCCCCCGCAGGCCATGGATGGTCATATCCGTGTAAATCCTGCACAGAATCAACTCTCACGATGCAGGATTTCAGCGGAATACCGTCTGCGCCATCGGGGAAAGATGCGATTGAGCCGCTTGCTGTGTCTGTGGGGTAGGGCTTATATCTATCATCCTCAAGCGATTCGATGCGAGTCGTGTTGGAGTCAATCTGTTCAACCTTGCCGGTGATACCGTCTGCGATATCCTGTGCTTCATCCCTTGCGGATTCTGCATCTTCTTTCGCTGTGATAGCATTATCTCTCGCACTCTCTGCAAGCCTCTGTGCGGTCTCGGATGCAGTCTTGGCACTCTCAGCGTCCGTCTTTGCCTGCGTTGCTGTTGATGCGCTCTGGGTGGCTTCTGAGGCTTTCTGGGATGCTGTCTGTGCGCTTGTGTTGGCATTGCTTGCATACTCGCTTGCATCACTCGCCTTACCGCTTGCCGTGTCTGCTGACTGGCTCGCCTGTGATGCACTCTCAGCACTTGCAGATGCATATTCCTGCGCCGATTCCGATGCACTCTCAGCAGTGATTGCACTCTGGCTTGCCGTTGTCGCACTGCTGATTGCTTCACTGGCTTTTTCCGTTGCCGTTGCCGCCGATGCCTGCGCACTTACCTTTGCTTCCAGTGCAATATCCCTTGCGCTCTCCGATGCACTCTGAGCCGCCTCAGCACGCTCTGCATAGCCTTCTACACCTTCTGCCGCTTGTTCTGCCCTGTCTGCACTTTCTGACGATTCCTGAGCATTCTGAGCGGTCGTGTCAACGGCTGAGTTGAGTGCCGTGATTGCCTGAGAGATAACGGACTGCTCAACAGGCGTAGGCTCTTCGGGGGATAAATTTGGCATGTCAGCCACGGGGATTTTGATGCTGTACATGTGCCGCCCATCGTCCTCGGTATCATGCAGGAGTATCCATGCGTAGATTGTCTGTCCCGTTGTGAGATACTCATCGGGAATCAATACACGCTGAGCACTGCCAATCATTTTTTTACCGACTCCGGCAGAGGTCGCAGAATTGGAAAAAATGCATTCGAAAGTGCTCGGCAAATCAACGCCGGAAATCTCAAGCACCTGTCCGTAATCCGTTCTCGTGCGCTTTGCGGTGACGGTGTATCTACTGCCGCCGAAAACAGCTTTAATGATTTTTGTTTCCATGTATCACCTCACAAGATGCCGTACACGTAGTCGAAATACACTAAATTAAGTCCGCTTGCTGTCCCGGTTTCGATACACCGGATAGCAACGGAATGCGCAGACCAATCGACCGTCAACGTTCCACGGAACTTCCCCGCGGATGGATAGTCTGTAAGAGCATACTGACTGTTTGTACCCCTTACGAAAATGCACATTTGCTGTTGCTCGTGCACCG